GGCCGGTGCCGATCATGTTCATCTCGGCCATGATGGCGCCGATCTCGCTGATGGTCAGCGTCAGGTCGTTGATGGCCATGTCGGGGCACATATACTTGATGTCTTCGGTGTCTTCGAGGTAGATAGTCGTCGGCACGGCGGTGCGCGTGGATTCGTCGAAGGTGAAGGAGTGTGAGAAAGGCCCAGGCGCGACACCAGAAACGGTATCCGCGCCCATCAAGAAAGCGAAGATGTAACCCGCCAGCCAAGGCGAAAGCTCAGCCTTGACGCCGGAAAATTTGGTGTCGAACATGGTGACCTGGCCGTTGGTGGCAAAGGCTGTCCCTTTGCCTGCATAAGCCAGATCACTGCGCCGCGTGGTGGTAACCTCCAGCACGGCCGCACCGTCAAAGCGCTGGCGGTGGGTGAGCGACGCCGCAGCCAAGGCGGTATTCCACGCCGCTTGCGAGTGTGCGCTGAGCACCAGATTGCGGGCTGCTTTCCACTGCGAAAGAAAATTGTTCGGACCGGCCATCACTTCACCTCTTGAGCATTGGTATCAGCGGCGCTTTTAGCCGCGGTTTTGGTTGTGGACGCGGAAACAGTTTCAGGCGCATCGGTGTGCGTCGCGGGAACGGCGATGACCTTGGGCGCTGCTGCCGGCGCGGGCGCAAGTTCAAGAATCGCTTTTCCGTTGACAGTCTTCAGTGAGAGGGCGCGCCGCCACTCGCTCGATAGCACACGCACCGGCTTGCCGGGAGTGAAGACGTAAGAGAAGTGGCCGTTGACGATGCGCACCGTAGCGCCCGCGCCGGCAAAAGCAATGCCGGCCGCGCTCAGTTGCACCTGAACAAAATCGGAAGCTGCTGTCATGATCCAAACCTCGCATTGGGACCGTTGAATTGCGCGATGCCTTTGACTAGCACCGTGATGGCAAAAAGCTGATCAACCGGGCCGTCTTCGGTGATGACCGGCGAAACGCTTTTGATTTCCAGCGGCATGGTGCTGCTGCCATCGGCCAGCGCCAGGCGCGCGCCGGCAAGTTGATTGAGCGTGGTCTCGACCAGCACCAGCGTTTGCAGCCGTTCGTTGGCCTTGCCGCGCAGGCTGCTCTCGAAGCACATCACCTCAAAAGGCAGCGCAGCCTCATAGGTGAGCCGCTGATTGTCGCGCAGGTTGTTGTACTCCGCGCCGCCAAAGCGGACTCGCTGCGCCGGAGCCCTGAGGGCGAGCTGGCCCTGGGCGTTGAAGTCGCGGTCGCCGATGGAGTCCACATCGACGCGGACGGGCGCTTCTGGAGTACCGTAGGCCCCGGGCATCACGCTCCGCAGCAGCGCAATCAGCGCCGCTTCGACATAAGAGATTTGAAACTGTGAGGGTGCGCCGCTCATGCGCCCTCCAGTCCGGCCGCGGCGCGGGCTCTCTGCACGTAGGCATTCACCAGGCTTTGGATGCGGCGCGGATCTTCGGGCCGGAAGACCAGGTAAGGCCGCGCGGGAATGTTCTGGTGGCGCGTGTGTTTGCTCACGTTGGTTTTATTGCGCGGCCCGATACGTACAACTCTCTCTGTCACCAAGTTGCGTGGCCCAACCAGCCGGAGACTTGGACGTTGTTTGCCTTCGAGTGCCGGGCCTTCGGCCCTGACAGTCGGGTAACTTCCAAGGTACGTTCGAACGCCTGAAAATTGATTTTGCAGACGCTCGTGCTCTTTGACGTTGGCCGTGGCGTCCTGCATAGCCTTGGTGCGCGGGCCGAAAACAGAACCGCGATCACGCGAGCCGAACTGATGCACGGCGGCATAACGCAGATTCGTGCCGATCACGACCGATCCGGGCTGAGGGCTGCTGCCGATGGAGTTGAGCAAGGTGCCTTTATCTATCAGCAGCTTGTGGCCTTCGCCATATTTCTTGGGATTGCTCCTGATGGTTGAGGGAGCCAGCGGCGCCCACGAGTTGGCTGGAGATCCCTGCTCACGGAAAGTCTTGCGGATCGACAGCAGCATTGCCACGCCGATCTGCTCCATCAACTCGCCATTCTGCTCCAGCGAGAGATGGAAGCGCCCCAGCGCCACCACGAGGTGGCTATCGTCAACCTGGATGACTTCGGCATTTCCGCTCATACGAACCCTTCCAGGTTGCGATCGCTGAATTGCATGTTGCGATCCTTGTTCGAGATTTCCGGGCCACCCAGCGAGGTCTGAGGCTGCACCGAAGTGGCCGGTTGATCAAGCGAGGCGCGGGCCGCCGCAATGTCCTTGAGAAACCCAATCGCCTGGTCGAATCGCTGCTGCACCGTCTCGGTAATCTGCGTTTCGCGACGCCGGCTGAAGAGGATGTAGACGGCAATGTCGAGAGTCAGCGCCTTCACATCGTCCGACTGCTGGAGCGGCGTGATATAGCGCATACGGCAATAACTCTCGACGCGGCCTGAAGCCTCTTCCAACGCGGCGCTGGTCACGCTGGCAGTGATCTGCTGACCGGCCACAGAGGCGGGATCAACGAGCGGATCGTCAACCGTCAACTCTGCCAGGTCTTTCTGCGTTAGGCGCAGAGGCACCAGATCGGCTTGGGTCGCGTAGGCCATGGGTTACTTGGCTGCCTTTACGGCAATCTGCTTCGCCTTCAGCAGGGGCGCGGCGTCCTTATCAGAGAGCTTGATGGGCGAGCGCCGCAGATACAACTTCCCGTCGCGATGCAGATTCGAGAGCACCGTATAGGTATTCACGCCGTTCGTTGCGGATTCCGGCTCGGCGGCGGTTTCAGGAGTGTCTTTCTTTGAAGCCATTGCGATTGTCCCTTCTTGCGATCTTCTGCGTTTGGTTTGTCAGAGGCGCGGCCACCAGGCGGCCGCGCCTCTGACATATTCAAGCTGGTTTAGCCCTCGATGTCGCCGGCAATCACTTCCATGGTGGGAGCGGAGACGACGTTGAGCAGCGGGATGCCGGTTTCCTGGGCCGTGACCTTGATGTCGTAGTACCAGTCCACCGACTGCCAGTAGGTTTTCTTGTCCTGCTCGGGGTCGAGCCACTCCAACACGCCGTAGCCGTCGATGGTGCCTGGCGCGGCGGGCGACCCGGTGGAGCTGCCGTCAGGCCCCTTGCCGCCAGCCCAGACGAAGGTCTTCATGCAGCTCACGTCCATGCGGTCAGGATTGGGCTTGCTGAAGCCGAGGAAGGCATTCGCGCCCCAGATCCACGAGAGCACATTGTTCTGCGACATTTGCATCGCCGCCGCGCGCGCACATTTGACGCCAAAGACAGACGAGAGCTTGTCGAGATCAATGATGCCGGTCGCATTGGTGTACTTGAAGCGTTCAATGATCTCGGGGTGATTCACCAGCACCTTGACGACAGGGCTCGACAAGATCAAGACCATCAGAGGGTCTTGCACTCCAGCCTGGCGCAAGATTTCTTTGTACGTCTCCACATCCTCGATGGGGTGCGAAGTCACGGTGGCGGCAGTGTCATTGGCGGGATTCTGAATATACGAATCCCACTGCGAGGCTGCGCTGGCATACGTCACGCCATTGGGGAAGTTGGCTGTCGAGAGCGCCATCGCGGCGATCTCGGCCTCACGGGCGCGGCGAATGCGGCCGATGATGTCGGTGGTCAAGTGCTGCTTGGTGCTGAACCCCAAGCCCAAGCCATAGGCTTCATCCTCGAAAGGCACACTGCCTTTGAGGGCGTGAGACCGGCAAAAGAAGGTGTCGGTCGAGTAGGAGCGCCGAATCGTGGTAGCGCCATCGCTGGGCGCGCGCAGCGTCGAGCCGGGAAGGCGCAGGTTGTCGCGGTTCCAGATGATATAAGGGAAGGACTGCCGATCCACCGGAACGCGCCCGGCAAGCAGATCGCCCACCAGCGGCACTTCGTCGTCAGTGAATTCCTTTGCGAAATTGCTGAGCGCCACATTCGGAAAGCCCGCTGGCGCAAGACCTACATAACCGCCCATTGAATGATCCTCCTCCGCTCACGCGGGTCAAATTTCCGTTAAGCATCGCCGCGCGCCTGGTGTTCAGCCGGGCGCGCGGCGCGCGGATTAAACCTCAGAGAGGGCCGCGCCGCCCACCAGGGAGCGCACAATCCAGCCCCCGGCCACCGATTCCAACTCCACGCCATCGCCCACGGCCGCAAAGGTCACCGTGTCTTTGGCGCCGTTGATGCCGTTGGCCGCCGTCTTCACGGTGTGCGCGTGGGCGGTGCCAGCCGTAACGAAAATCGTGGTGCCGTCTTGCGCGGGCGTCGTGGGAGCAGCCAGGGTTACCTGGACAGCCGCCGCGGCGTTAATGGAATAAGTGCCCGTGATCAGCGGAACCGCGCCGGCAGCGCCGAGATAGGCGACCGTATCGCCGGGCATCGTGAAGCCGAAGAGGCCGAGCACAAAGACATTGGCAAAGCTGCCGGGGGCCACATAAACCTGCGGCTCCAGCGCCACGGCAATCACTGGCTGCCCCGGCTGCGCGGGCACAAGCTGGCTGGCCGCATTGGTGGTCAGCGGTTGCAGAGCCGTCACGTTTGCGCCGACCTGCGCCACCGTCTGGCCGAATTCGACCACCGCGCTGGGGTTACGGGTGCTGATCGCATCCTCTTCCAAGATGCCAACGGCAACCGTGGCGGCCGCGACCAGGGCCGCGTGGTATTGATCGGAACCGTAAGTTACCGCCAGGCCCCGCTGGTAGCCCGCAACGGCCGCAGGCAAAAGAGATTCCTTCGCCTGTACGCCTTTGGGGCCTTTTGCTTCAACGTAGATGTTCGCCATTGTGCCCTCCTCGGGGCTAAAAGCTGTGCTGGGCGAATAGCGGCCGCCCAGCGTTATCCGAGATGCCGCTCCATCTCCCCCGGCGTGATACCGGAGCCTGGAACTTAGACCGCGCCGCCCGCGGCTGTGCCGGCTACCGTCAGTTCCGGCTGTTCCTCAGCCACCTGGGCCAAC